CGCGTCTTGAGCCGGTGCATGTTGACAGCGCGCTTGCCTGGCAGTTGCTGGCCTTTCCGGATGTCTGGGTTCGTCATGAAGAGCTTGATGGTGTGCTCAAAAAGCAACAACAGGATGAGCAGTTGCGGCAGGCACAGCAGGCGCAGGAAAGAGAACAGGTTGCTCTTACAGAAGCGGAGAACAGTTTTGTGGTTAGCGTTGGTGGTCAGGATGTGGATTTGAGCAAACTCACGTCCGCACGGCTGGCAACGTTGTGTGAGGCAGAAGAGCTGGATATTCACAAAGACCCGAAAGAAACGGCTGATGCATTTCGTGTCCGTGTGCGTGAGGCATTTCGCCGTCGTGTTGCGGAGACTGAACAGCATGGCGGAACTGACTGATTTTTTACCGTATGTCCGTCGCCATATCAGTGGTCCGCTGAACATTATGATGACGGATGCGTTATCCATGTCGGCAGTGGCATTCTGCCGTCAGTCCCTGTTGTGCCGCCGTGAAGCCACGCTGTCACCGTCAGCCGGAGAGGACTGTGTGCTGCCATATGACGCGGAGAATGAAGAGTGCGTACATATTATTCGTATCCTCGCTGACGGGCGTGAGCTTTTTGCCGGTCATGATGTGGAAATCCGCCCGGGGCGGGTAATGCATTTTGCCTGTTCGCCCGGAGAGGTGAGTGTGCTTTATGCCGTTGCTCCGAAAGCAGGGAGCCGTCAGGTGCAGGATGAACTGCGGGCATGGTCTGAAGAAGTGGCTGCAGGGGCGCTTGAACGGTTGTTCATGCAGACCGGGGTTTCATGGTCAGACCCGTCGCGCGCACAGTATTTCTCTGTGCTGTTTTCTGAGGGTATCCGTCGGGCATATCGCGACACACTGGCGACAAGTCCGTACTCCTCATACCGCAATCCTGTCCGCAGACAAAGGTTTTACTGATGACGACGATTACTGAAATCATCGGACGAGTGAACACGCAACTGGTTGACCCGATGATGGTGCGCTGGCCTCTGGCTGAGCTGTGTGATTATTACAATGATGCTGTGCGGGCGGTGATTCTGGCAAGGCCGGATGCAGGCGCAAGTCTGGAGACGCTGAATTGTGTTCCTGGTGCACGTCAGACTTTGCCTGATGGCGCAATACAGCTTCTTGACGTGATATGCCTCAGCGATGGCAGTGCTGTAAAACCGCAATCCCGTGAGGTGCTTGATGCACAGTATCCCGACTGGCACATGCTGAGGGGGAAACCGGAATGCTTTATCAGCAGTGATCTTGCCCCGCGCGTGTTCTGGCTGTTTCCGGCACCGGAGGAGGCTGTGAGTGTTGATGCTGTGGTCAGCCGCATTCCGGAGGCGGTGTATGTTCTGACGCAGGATGATGACACGCCTGTACCGCTGGAAGAGGCTTATGTTAACCCGCTGGTTGACTGGATGTTGTTTCGTGCATTCAGCAAGGATGCAGCCGGTGGTGCAGAGTCAGGACTGGCAGCACAACATTATCAGAGTTTTGTTGAGCAGCTCGGGATTAAACAGGGTGCAGACAGTGCATTGTCTGCCCGCAAGAAGGTGTTTAACGGAGGTGGAATGTGAGTGTTGTTGTTTCGGGGACGCTGAAATCTCCTGATGGTGAGGCAATATCAGGCGCAAATATTACCCTGACGGCGCTGACAGTTTCACCGGATGCGCTCAGCGGCACCAGTGCGTCAGCAGTGACTCGTGACGGCGGGTATTACGGAATGACGCTGGAGCCGGGGGAGTATGCGGTTTCTGTGACGGTGAAAGGGAAGACTGCTGTCTACGGACGTGTGCGTATTGAGGGGACTGAAAGTACGGTGACGCTCAATATGCTGTTACGCCGCAGTCTTGTTGAGGTGAGCATACCCGGAGAACTGCTGACAGATTTCCGGCAGATACAGAACAATGTGGCGGATGACCTTGCCACGATTCGTCGTCTGAACGAAGACACGGCGGTGAAAAATAATCAGGCTTCACAGTCGAAGGAAAGCGCTGCTGCCAGTGCGAAGACTGCATCAGAAAGCGCGAAGGCTGCGACCAGCAAAGCGACGGAGTCTGCACAAAAAGCCAGTGAGGCTGCAGAGGCGGCGACCCGGGCAGGTGAGTCTGAAAAGGCAGCGGCAGCTGACGCTAAAGAGGCCAGACGACATGCTGAAACCGCCAGAGTGGCTCAGGAGGCCGCCGGAGACGTTCTTAAACGTGCTGAGGCTGCTACAGTTAGTGCTGAAGAAGCCAGACGTATGGCTGAGAATGCACGAGGACCTAAAGGCGATACAGGGCCGAAAGGTGATGCTGGTCCTCGTGGTGAAACAGGTCCGGCGGGTCCGCGTGGGGGGAAAGGGGAGCAGGGAGAGCGCGGACCTCAGGGCATACCGGGCCAGAAAGGTGATACAGGAGAACGGGGACCTCAGGGAGTACAGGGGCCAGCTGGCGCAACAGGGCCATCTGGCCCACGTGGTGCGACCGGGCCACAGGGAGCAATGGGGCCGCGTGGTGAAACCGGGGCCAGAGGCGAAAAAGGAGACCCGGGGGGGCCTCAGGGACCAAAGGGGGATGCTGGTCCGAGAGGTGAGCCGGGGCCGGCAGGAGCAAAGGGAGAGCGCGGTGAGACCGGACCTGCGGGGCCGAAAGGGGAACCCGGGGAACGTGGTCCGCAAGGATTACAGGGCCCCGCCGGAGAGAGAGGTGAACCGGGTCCGGCAGGTCCGAAAGGTGAACGAGGCGAAGCCGGACCTCAGGGACCTCGTGGGGAGCCAGGCCCGGCGGGCAGCGCAGCAAATGTGGCAGATGCGACGACGGCACAGAAGGGAATTGTGCAGTTAAGCAGCGCAACGGACAGTGATGATGAAACGAAGGCAGCCACACCCAAAGCAATAAAAGCACTTAAGGCGCTGACAGTAACAAGACCAACAGCCCCCCTCGCCGTGGATCTGAATACACTGGGGAGACCTGAACATCATGGTGACTACTATCAGCCCAACAACAACGGCGCCACTACAGCACATCACTACCCGGTAACATCAGCCGGATCATTATCCATCAGGATGGGCGCATGGGGATTCTGCCAGCAGGAATACACCGCCTGGAATCCACCACGAAAATTTATCCGGACAGTGACAGGTAACTTCACCGGCAACGGGCCATGGTCTGAATGGAAGGAGGTTGCCATACTCCCCCTCACGCAGACCGGCGACGCCTCCCTGACAGAGCGAGGTATTGTTCAGCTAAGCAGCGCAACGGACAGTGACAGTGAAGTGCTGGCTGCCACACCAAAAGCTGTGAAGACGGCCATGACGGCAGCAGAAAACGCCGGGCAGAAAGCACGGCAAGCACTGGAGGCTGCACAGGCAAAAACACAGCGGACACTCTGGGATGTGGGCAGCTTTATTCTGGCGGCAACGGATGCCGAAGGGGAGTGGCCAGCCAAAATTGATATAACGGCCGGAAACACCCGCCCGGGCAGTAAACTCAGACTGATAAGCCTGACTCATTCCGAAGGCAACTTCGGCCCCCGTGAATCCATGCAAAACTGGAACACAAACCGCAGGCCACCGGGCACGTGGCGGGCCTGCGCTGACATTTATGCAGGCGCAGGAATCGGAATATTTGAGCGCATTGCCTGACGGAGAGACTCATGCACACAATCAAATCAGCAAGAAATGCCGCTTATAACCGTGACGGCACTATCGACTGTGAGATCCAGTTTGAAGGGGAGGAGAGCTGGCTGCCCTATACGGCAACCGAATATGACAACTCGCCACACGGCAAAAAACTCTGGGGCGAACTGAAAGCAGGAAATCACGGCCCTGTATCTGAATACCAGGAAAACGACACTGACAGGGAAAACGCCAGACGCCTGAAAAACGACGAAATCAACACCTGGCGTAATGCGATGGAAGCGGCGAGTTACACGTTTGAGCACAATGGGCGTAAATGGGACTACGGGAAGTCAACGCAGACGCGTCTTGAGCCGTCGGTGGCGGCAGCGAAAGCGGGGAAACTGCCGGAGGCGTTTTTCTGGACGGATGCGGACAATAATGACGTACCGATGGACGCTGAAACACTGATTGCTCTGAGTGCTGCTGCAGAGCAGGCGATGTTTACCAAAGGTCTGGAAATTCATGTCAGACAGCGCACGATGAAAAAAGAGATTGAAGCGCTGGATGATGCGGAAGCTATACTGGCGTATAAAATCGGTATCACAGACGGCTGATAAAAAAGAGAGGGGCAAGCCATAGCCCCTTGCTACAAATCTACAGCTAAATAATACCCTGGTTGAGGCAAATTATTCGGTAATAAAAATTTAAGGAGGCACAATAGCCTCCTTCACCCCTGTCAAAGATAAAAAACCGGGGAGTGCGTGCTCACCGAGAGCATGATACTTGTGGTTGATAGTTATTTTTATCCGGCGACAAAGATATTGAGATGAGGGTGCGGATAGTGGTGCTTTTTTATAAGCAACAGAATGGCTGCATAAAAAGAGAGCAAATAAAACAATCATCAAATACAGAATTTTCGTAGGCTGAGGGATTGCTGAAAATAATTTAGTGCGTCCTTCAATGGTCATCAGATT